CTTGAGATGTCCTAGCTGCTGTACCACGCCCATTAAATGTAGAATAGTCATCACCGCCACCGGCCACACTAGCTTTATTTATTTGTAACCAACTGTCTCCATCTAAACTAAAATAAATATTAGTTCCTGAACACGCAATTACACCATCTGCATAAACAAAAAGCCCTAATATACTATTAGAGCTATTGGGATTAGTGTCACCAAATTGAGTATAGCCATTTATTCTTCTATACCCACCATCAGGATCAACTTCAAAGTTTTCCAGTTCGGTAGCAAAACCGGGCTGCTGTAACATTTGAAATTGATTTAAATTAGTATTTAAACCGCCCTGACAAGATACACCAAATGCTTGCATAATTAAATAAACCTAATTCTATCATCAGACATATATGTAGGGGTTGGATGTAGCAAATTTTCCCTCATACTTTTTAATCCTTTCTTATAATCATCTAAAGCAAACACTGCCATCTGAGGATTATCTTTAAATTGATGTGTATAATATCTAGCTTTAGAAAGCAACACAGTCTTATACATGTCAGGAAAAACAACTGCGTCACCATGAGCATCAAGTTGTGTCGGTAAGTCATAAGCAAAAAACCAAACTTTATATGCTTTGTCTGGTATTGGACTTAATCCAAATTTTCTAGAATCAGGACTTCTAATAACAAACTTAGGCGTTCCACCCGTTGCTTGATCAGCATCATCAGAATTTTCTTGTGTGCGTCTAAAGTCTTTCCACTTTTCTGTAGTTATAAAATTTAAATTTCTAGAAACATAAGGTGCTGTTTCACCGCTGACACCTACAGTTGTAACATAAAAATTATTCCAATCTATAGAACCGTAATCATTAACGGCACTAGAACTGGCTGCTTTCAATTCGTACCACCTAGTTGCTGCTGTGGTTTGAACAGAAACATTTCCATACATAGGATCAGTAGTTCCGCTTTCTCCTGTAGCTAAGAAAGGCCACTGTGGTTCTTCATTTACTATGTCTAAGTATGCTCTATTTATACAATCTTTAGCGTGTGCCTGTATACCTACGGCAGCAGAAAAATTTGAAGAGGTTAAAACAATCTCATTCAACTCACGCAACAGTTCATTTGTTAACTCTAAGAAGGTAGTAGCCATAATTATTTATCTTTCTTTTTAAAAATTTTATCGTAGTTTTCATCGTACTTTTTCTTACGTTCTTTCTCAAAGAAAGAGCCAGCAAGACCTAAAGTTTTGCCTCTCTTTTTACTGTTGAGCATTACTGGTTGTGCATCTGTTCCAAGTTGAGGCATTCTTTGCTCCTTTAAAACAAAAAAAGCAAGGAGGCTTTTTACAGCCCCCAAGCTTAAACTAACTGCTAGTCAACGCCATAGAAGGCAGAAACTAGTGCATCAGGACGTAGTACTTTGGAACCATAAACATGGAGTCCTCGTACAATATCACCGAAGCTATCAGGATCGCGCAACACTTCAGTACTAGTAATAGTCTGAGCTGTTGCTGTAGCAGACATGTGACCAGCAAGAACACGGCCAGCAGCATTTGATGCAGCAGCAATGTTGTTAGTCTTATACATATCAAAACCACGCAACTTACCAGATGAAACTAGTCCGTTACGAATTGATCCTTGACCTGCGTTGTAATCCACTGAAAGAAGTTTAGAAGAACTTTGAACAAGTATCTCATAAAATTCAGGATTAGCTAGGAACCAACGGCCCTCTTCTGGAATATTTGATTCATCCAGTAGACGAGACATGTGGGACAATACATCAATAGGATCATGCTCTGAGCTGCCAAAGCCGATATCCAAATTACCTGTACCATCAAAAGTTCCTGCTGCAAGGTCAGTTGCACTGTCAGAACCAAGAATATGATTGGGGCTAGATGCTGATACACCCGCAAGCATAGTCGCAATAACACCTTCATCAAAAGCATCTTTCAGTGCATAAGCAGCGGAAGATGTTGCAGCTTCTCTGAAATTAACATGAGACATGTTAGATTCAATATCGTCTACAATAAATTTGAAAGCGTTAGCCGTGTCAACGATTAGAGTTACCTCTTGGTCCGTCAACTTAGTTTGCGTAATGTCTGCACCCCTTTCGTAAGTGTAGACAGTAATTTCTGGTTCTTTGATGATCTTTACAGAATCACCAAATGCTGTAATCTCACCGGCATAGTCAGTATTCGTAATTGCTTCCGCAACTGAAGACTTCCTAAAGAAGTTTAGAACTTGTTTAGAATAGACTGCTGGTAAGAAAAATGAGTTTGTTTGACCAGTTACTGAGTTACCAAAGTTACCGTTGGTGTCAGTTGACTGTTCAAAAAACTGGTCCGAGGCATTATAAGCCATGATTATATCTCCTAATAAAAAACAATTTTATCGGATTCTGCCCTCTTCTAATGCTAGATTTATCTCTTCCGAGTGTCTATCAAAAGCATCAATGGACATCATCTGAATTTCCCGTTGTGTCCAGATTTTAGGAGCCTTTGCGTCTACAGCCGTTGTTTTGGTTGACACCATATCAGCAGCGTTGCCAGCTTCCTTTTTTCTAGACTGTCGTTGTTTCGGCTGATTTGCACCCTGTTCCATTTTATAAAGATCAATAGCACGACTAGCTAAAGTAGCATCATTATTATTAGCATAAACCCATTGTTGTATTGCTTCTGGTTGTTCTTTTGCCCATATGTGAAAATCATTATCACCCCTTATATCTTCAAAATCGGGATGTCTTTTCTTGAGTTCGGACTCTGCTTCTCGTTTTAAGAGATCAGTTTCACGTTGTTGGATAACCGATAGTTGATCCCGTAACTCTTGAGTTTGACTTTCACTTTGCATATGAGCAACAGATTCTACAGTTTCATACAAATCTGGATTTGATGCTTTGAATTGCTCTAGTTCTTCTAAGGACTTTGGAGCTTTATATGCAGGGGCTTTAACTGCTGCCTCTGCTAAAAGTTCTTGTTCCTTTTGCTTGAATTGAGAAACTCTTTGGTCATAATGCTTCTTTAAATCGTCATATCTTTTTTTATAATTTGCACCTTTAGCTTGCTTTTCTTCAGGGGGTCTATCTGATTCTTCATCAGTAGAAGTAGCCTGAGTTTCTTGGCGTTCATAAAACAAACCATCTGCGTCACCTTGCGAGGGTTTGTCCGGTGTGTGCCAACTTTTCTTTGCGTTATAAAGGTTAGGTACTTGTTCTTCCGTTTGTTGATCAGCCATACTTCTCTCCACGGGGCTTGTTGTTTAAAAGGTAGCCATAACAATAAATTATATGTACATACAATCTAGTCTGGGGCTTTTACTTCAAGGTCGCCGTTATCGTTTGCGTATATTTAGACTCGGCATTTGATTAGAAGATAACATTGATTCATTTATATTATCATCTTTTTCTTTTGCTCTGTCTTTTCCCATTAAACCACCGTCATAAGCACGTTCAGCTTCGTCCATCATAGTTTGAAGTTGATCTGCGCCTATTTGATCAGTGGCCTTTTTAGTGACTACAAATTCACCCGCCGATAATCTGGCAGGTATTGAATCTGAGACACCATCTCCGGGTCCGTCAACTGGACCGGCTCCCGAAAATTCTGATGCTGTATCTACAACCTTGTCAAATAGCATACTAAGTTGTGGATCAGCCTCTAAAGCTGTTGTTAAATAAGATTGTTCTTCTTGATCTAAAGCTTCGTTCATTACGAAATCTACATAATTATCTTCCACTGCTTCATCTGGAAGTTGTGAAGCTTTTACTGCTGCCATTTCTTCTGGCGGTATATTCGGGTATGTGTCTACTGGTGTGCCTTCCATTTCTGGAGGAACCATCATAGAACCGCCTTCAGCATTAAATGCTCTGCCGCCTCTGACGGGGTCGCTTTCTTTACCTGATGGCATAAATTCATTTACATCAGCTTGACTGCCTCTACCCATAGCTCCTTCTTCCGCTGTTCTAATCCCAGTAACTCCAGCCGCGTTTCCTTGTTCATTTGTTCTAACACCAGCGGGATTAGAGGCAGTTGGTTCTGGTAAAAAGTCTAAATTCATATCCCCAAACGCTCGATCCGAGGTGGTAAGCTCGTCTGCCTGAATACCAGCAATCTCTGCTTGACTTGGCTCTAGCATATCATCGACATAATCAGTTCTTTGTTCAATAAGAGCGTCTAAATATTCTGCGTATTTAACAGGATCATCTAGTTCTTTTTTTACCTGCGCTAGTTCTGCTATTGTAAAAC